GAGCAGATCGCGGCGTCAATGCCAAGGCCCAGGAATCCAAGCGCCCGTCCGATCGCGCTCGTCTCGCAGTTCTCGATGTAGCTGGTTTTGTTGATGTAGCTGCTGTCAGCCTTCTCAAAGGCCAGCCCGGTACCGAGCACCTTCGGGTTGCCGTTCTCGTCGTAATAGCCGGCCTTGGCCTGCATGACGATCACGCCGTTCTCATGGCTCAGGATGTCCGTCAGGATGAATCCATCCGGATAGAGCATCCGGAACGCCTTCACGCGCTGCGGGACTACCACGTAGTCCTTGCCCTTGATATCAACAGTGCTGAGTTCCTTGTTTACCTCAGCGATACGGTCATAAGTGATCATTGTCTTGCCCTCCTCGTTATCTTTCCTTCATGTTGGGAATGGCCTGGAACTTCATTTCACGCTGTTCCACCTTGACGCCCGGGACAATCTCGCCATCCTCCGTCATCACGGCCGTTCCGTCCGGGGATTCCTTCAGCGTCTTCTTCAGCTCGGCCCAGTTCGCGGACTCCTTAACCTTGATGAAGGAGTCCATCTTGTTCTTTTTCAGCCAGGGAACCAGTGCCTCGTCATCCCGGACGTACTCCGGAGCCTGTGCCTTCAGTACCAGCTTGCCGTTCGGCAGTTCGTAGGAGATCTGCGTCTTGGACTTCTTTGCCGGCACCATTTCCAGATACGACCGGAGGCCGTGCTCGGCCCAGGTGATCGTCCTGTCACGGATCGCGGCCAGCTTCCTCAGCTGCTCGGCATACCATGCTTCCATTTTGTCGTACTGCTCTGTCGCTTCCCTGATCCGCCGGAGCAGATAGTTCGCGCTCGCGTCATCAAAACAGGCGACCTCCGGAAGTTCGTCGGCTTCTTCAAAGTCAGGACCGTCGATGATGTCCTTGTTATCCTCTTCTTCCTGGGCCATCATCATGTCGAATTTGTTTGCGGCTTCACTCATTGATATATCCTCCGTTTTGTTGCTTAATTTTCGGCTGTGTGTTAGAATAATCACGTGATAACATTGTGTTTGCCCTCAGTGTTTCACTCCTGTCTGACCCTGTTCCCGGGGGTCAGGCTTTTTCTTGCTCTTCATACTCCCCACGAACCTTTCAGGCAGGAAAGATCATCCTGTTTTCTCCTCCGCATCCGGAGCCGTATCCGCTCCAGGAGCGTCATCCTTCTCCATCTGGCTTTCCCGTAGCCGCTGGTGAAGAATCCGTACGTGTACTCGTTTCTCATGCTGAATACCTCCAGCTTGCCGGCGTACCGTTGCCTTCTCCGCGGACGCGCTTCTGGTGCTCTTCCAGCTGCTTTCCCAGGTCAAACCGCAGATCCTCAAGCGCGTCGTAGATACTGTTCAGGTGATCCTGGAATGCAGATCCGGGAACCAGCTCCGCTGTCTCCTCGATCTTGTCCTGCACCCGGCAGATCATCCGCTTGATCTCGGTTACTTCCTGCTCGACCTTGCTCACTGTGCTTTCCTCCTTTCCATCCTTCTTCTCATCATCTCGGCCCGGATCTGCTCCGGAGGATTGACCGTCCGGCTCCTGTCCCAGGCCTCGACCACGCTCTGCCGCACCATGTACGGCTTTTCCTGGTGCTCCATCTTCTGCATGTACCTCACGGCCGTTTGCCGGGAGCACTGGTACCGGGCCATCATGTCCGATACACTCAGCAGCTTTTCCATCACCCGGCCTCCTTTATCAGGTCCTTGACCTTCACACCCAGCGCGTCGGCGATCCGCTGCATAGTTTCGTCCTTCGCTCCGCGCCGGTTGTTCTCAAGATCGGAAAGGAACGGCTGAGAAACACCGGCGTTCCTTGCCAGATCTATCTGGCGGATCTTTTTCTGCTGCCGAACCTTCTTGATTCGATTCATGTGTTTTTCACCCCCTTATATAGCCATATTTTCCTTGTCTGGCGATATTATAGCCATATATAGCTATATTGTCAATACCTTATAGCTATATTTTTATAAATTTTTTACGTTGAAATAGCTATATATATCATGTAGAATATATGTAGCTATTTGGAGGTAGTTGGATGAACATTGTAAAAGAACTTCGTAAGAAAAAAGGAATACAGCAGAAAGAGCTCGCGATCGAGATCGGTGTGACCCAGCCGACCGTCAGCGAATGGGAATCCGGCAAGAAAGATCCCAGCGGCGATCGCCTGAAGGCTCTTGCTGCGTATTTTGATGTGGACGAACTGGTGATTCTCGGCAAGGGATACGCTGATCAGCTGGCCAGGGCACCCGTAACCGATGAAGCCAAGATCGTCTCCGGCGGTATGGACAAACTGCCGAAGGAACAGCGGGAGCAGATCCTCAATGTGCTCCGCGCCATGTTTGCGAACCGTCCGGATCTATTTGAATAAGAAAGGAAAATGACCCGATGACGCCGAACTATGAATTGGCTGCCACCGCCGCCATGAGAGCCCTGATCGCCAACAACATTACGACAGCCCCCGTTATGCCCTTGCCGATCCTCAAGCGTATCCCCGGTGTGCTGGTACTCACCTTCGAGGAAATGTCCAGGGACACCGGCATAGAACGGAAGAAGATTCTGAAGAGGTTCGGCGACAATCAGGACGCGGCGACCTTTTACCGCGATACCGGAAAGATCCGGTACATCGTGGTGTATAACCAGTCCCTCTCCATTTACCTGGCGCAGAGAGCAATCGCCCGGGAACTCGGCCACATCGTCCTCGGACATGACGGAGAGACCAGGACGACAGAGAACCGCATGGCAGAGGCTTACTGCTTTGCGCACCATCTTCTCTGCCCCCGGCCGGTGATCAAGGCCATCCAGGACGCCGGTATCAATGTGACGTATGAAGTCCTCGGCAGCGTGACCGGTTGCTATGAGCGGTGCGTCGCCGGCATCCGGACAGAGCCCGGCGTGCACGTAGATCCGGAGCTTAACCGGAAGGTGAGGGAACAGTTTTCCGATTATCTGAAGAACATGATCGACTTCCAGCCGGTTCTGGCCAGGAGCGACCAGTCGGCTCCTGCAGACTTCGGCCACTACATGGACAACTACGAAGAGTAGGAGGTTGAAATGAAGAGACTGATCACCGTTTTTATTGCGCTGATGATGATTTGCTCATGCGCGGCCGCAGAATTAAGCGTACCGATGTATAATGCCTTTGCTTCCGTAGCCGGAGCTCCGAAACTTGAGCAGATGGTGCAGAGCGAGAACAAGCACATTTTCTCGACCGATCACCTGATGATCATCTTTGATACATCTTCCTCCGGGGAGATCACCCAGGCCGGCGTCATGCTGCTGGATGAAGAGGGAACGGCGGATTTCCTCTGCACGTGCGTGACGGTGATGCGGTACCTGGGAAAAGTCGACATGACCGCGGAAGGGATGCTCCTGAACCAGTTCCTGGCATTGCGTGCCGGATCTTATCCGGTGGCCTTCGGGATCGGTTCTGATCAGTTCAACATGGTTTTGTCTGACGGGAAGTACACCTTCCTGTATAAAAATAATGAGTGATGGATAGATAAGTTATGCCAAGGGCAAAAAAACAGCGCCTGAAACAGCGTTCAGACGGCTATTACGTATGCAGATATAAGGATCAATGGTTTTATTCCCTTGATCACGACGAGTGCCTGGCGCTCCGGGAAGAATACAAGCGCCTGGAAAAGGAAGAGCTTTTATCCATCCCCACAGTCAGATCCTACGGTGAAAAGTGGCTGGAAAGATCATACCCCTCGGTTGCGAAGTCAACAAAGGACGGCCTCCGGATTCATCTCCGGAAGCTGACAGACGCCCTGGGTGAGCAGCTGATCACAGACATCAAGCCGTCACAGATCAAACAGATCTACACGGACCGGTACCTCGGCCTGTCCAGTTCATACATCAAAGGCGCCCGTCAGCTGTACTGCGATCTCTTTGACGCTGCGGTGGCTGACGGATACCTCCGGACGAATCCGGCCAGGAGTAAATCAGCAAAGCCGCATACCGGAACGGTCGGCGGCCACCGGCAGATCACCGACGAGGAGCGGCACTGGATAGAGACGCTCTGCACGGATCACCGCGCTCACGCTGCGGTCATGGCCATGCTGTACTCCGGCATCCGACCTCAGGAGATGAAGGCCGTCAAAATTGAGAGGGACGTGGACTTCTCCTCGGAGCAGATCACCCTCCATGAGTTCGCTCATATTGAGGACTCAAACCATTATAAACTGACTAAAACGGGAAAAACCGACAAAGCCGCCAGGTCGATCCCGTTATTTCCGCCGCTTAAGAAGGCCCTGGAAGGGAAGACCGGATACCTTGTCCAGAACGCCGATGGCAGCCGTATCACCATCCAGGGATGGAAGTCCATGTGGGAGTCCTACGTCACCTGCATGGAGACAGCCATTAACGGCTGTCAGAAGAGATGGTACGGCAAAAAGAAAGAGCACAATAATATTTTATCCTCAGGAGGATCACTTCCGCCGTGGATAGAATTTACTGTGGTTCCCTATGATCTGCGACACAGCTTTTGTTGCATGTGCCGGGATAACGGTGTAGAGTTAAATACCTGCATCCGTTGGATGGGCCATAAGGACGCAAAGATGATCCTCCGGATCTATGACGAAGCCTCCGATCGGAGATCCGAAAAAGAGGCCGAAAGGTTGAAAAAAACACTGTTTCGTAGTGGAAACGGTAGTGGAGAAGAAATCGTACAACGTACAAACCTTGATAAATAAAGGCTTATACAATGTACAACTTCTCGCCTGTTAACCGAAGGGTTGTAGGTTCGAGCCCTACCTGGGGAGCATGACGGAAGCCTGTGATTTTAACCGATCGCAGGCTTCTTTCTTTTTGCCTTTCATGTCCAAAATGATGAAAAGTGATCAATAATGTCCAAAATTGGTAGTATAAATGGTAGTAGAAAAGGCTCCGGATTACCGGAGCCTCTCCATCACTGCTCTGTAAAGCCTCGGATGGATCGCGTGGATCGTGTCCATCATCTCGTCCAGCAGCGGCCAGATCTCTTCCTGGTTTCTGCCATTGATCGCCCTGGCGAACTCGCTGCGGCTCGGATTGTTGATCACAGGATCAGGATCTGGCAGGAAAGAATATCCAGAGTAACCGGAGGGCGGTCCGGCGTACTTATCTTCCCCGAACAGCTCCCGGCGTATCGTGTAGAACGCCGCCAGTTTGATACATGTACTTGCGTTCGGGTTCCTTTGCCCCTGACATTCGGCAATAGCCTCCTGCAGATCCTTCTCTGTGATCATTGGCTACCTCACGCGTTTTCGATTTTTTCCACCATGCGCATCATTTCCTGACGGGTCCGATCATCGGGAGCGTCTTCCATCAGTTCGCGCATTTTGTCGGCCAGGTCATTCCGGGAATAACCTCTTTCTCCGGAGTACCGGCCCATGCGGTCACGTTTCCGGGCATAGGAACCGCCGTTCCTGGAATAGGATCTGCGGTAAGATCCACGATAGGATCCCATGCCGCCGTCATAACCGCTGTATTCCTCCTCATCTTCCATGAAGGCCATGATCTTCTTCACGGAGGCCAGGGAATGGGTGATCTTTTCCAGAGTGTCAAGATCTCCGGAGCTCATGCCGTTGTTCTTAACCTTCCGGGTAATGTCGGACAGCTGCTCGCTGAGGACATCGCACAGGGTTTCCAGATCTTTCATGATATCCATGATTCTTCCTCCTTCCCGTCAAGCTATCCGCGAGACAACGAGGTTCGCGTTCTGCACGTTGATCTCGGGAGCCACACCGCCGGCAGCAGCCGGAGCGGACACGTTCTCAACGGTCACGCTGAAGCAGCAGCCACGGGGAACGGTGATGATCGCTGTGCTGGTGACATTGCCGTACTCATCCGCGGCCACCGGCGTGAAGATAGCACGGCTTGTCTGGATAGGCTCGCCGTCGATCGCCAGGGCCACAGCAATCGGGCCAACCGTCGCGCCTTCAGGAAGTGCGATGTTGCCGTTGAAGGTCACCTGGTACCGGGCGAAACACGCCTGCGGACAGTTGACGATACCGCGGAGAATAACAATCCCGGAGCCGTCCCTGTGATAGACGTATCCCTTGTTGCAAGGGATCACGGTATCCAGAAGGACGTTCTGGTTCGGTTCGACCAGCTGGATCGGGTTATACGCATATTCTGCCATCAGTATCACTCCTTACACGCCGCAGCCGTAGGACTGTGCGCAGCAGTTGGGATTCTGGACCATATAGGCCGGGATCGCCCTGGGCGCCACGTACTGCTCGATCTCGTTGGCGAGTCCGCGCTGGCCGGCCTGAATGGCAGCAGTCTGCACGTCCTGAGACGCCTGTCCGCGAGCATAAAGCAGTTCGGAACGCAGCTGGGCGATGACGTCGTTCTTGGCGTCGATCTTATCCTGGCACAGCTGATCCTTGATGCTCTGGATGCCACTGTTAAAAGCGGTCAGCAGAGCGGTGGTGTTTTCGGCATTGGCGGTGCGGGTAGCACATGCTTCAGTGCCTACGGTGTACCGGAGGTCAGAGGTTGCCTGACGGTTGTCGCAGCAGCACTGAGCCAGCTGCGCCTGGATCGCGGTCAGACCGGCGGTGTTCGCAGTCTGCGCAGCGAAGCTCCGCTCCATGTCCGCCATCTGCGTGGCGCTGATCTGAGTACCCAGGCCGACGATGCCGTCACGGATGCCGGAGATGTTGTCGTTCAGCATCTGATCACGGAATCCGGAGTTGATGTTCTGGGAGTTGTTCATCCAGGGATACAGATCCCCGCCGCCGAAGCCACCGCCGAAGCCGTTGCCCCATCCGCCGAGCATCATAAACAGGAAGAACAGGACGATGATGGACAGATCTCCACCGAAGAGACCGTTACCATTACCGCCGAATCCTCCACCCATAGGAGCGACAGGCATAACCAGGCCGCCGCCGTTTTCATCAGTAAGAGCCATATTTTTATTTTCCTTTCACTTGATTTATACACTCCATTCTGTGCACCGAATGGCTGTATACGTTGATAAATAAGCAGTTGCTTACTTGATTGTCATTTGCTGGTTATTTGCCGAACATACTGCCGAACATATTTTTGAACTGATTGGCCATCTGCACGGCCTGGTTGTACTGCCCCTGATTCACTCTTCCGGAGTTCATCAGCTGCTGGATCTGCTGGTTTGCGTTGCCCTTGAAGGTCTGCTGAAACTGCTGGAATCGCTGCATCAGCATCTGCATAGGGTTCCCAATCATCGGATTATTCATCGTCATCCTCCTTCAGCAGTTTGCTGGCACGTTTCCGGCCGGCTTCCAGATCCTTGATCTTCTCGGCCAGGGCGTTGACCTCTTCCCTGGTGGCGTATTCCGGTACCGGAGCCGGTTTCTCGGTTGACTCGCCGCGGATCGTGTAGTCCAGTATCTTCATGGAAGGCATCCCGGAAGCGTCAGCGCTCTTCAGGAAAATGGTCTTCGATTCACTGTCCCACAGCTGGACGGTGCTGTTCGGAGCTACCAGGTAGGACTTTGCACCGGCCTCGCCCTGTACCCAGATAATGCCCTGGTTCTGCTGCGGTTGCTGCTGAACAGGCTGCTGGACAGGTTGCTGGTATTGAGGAAAGACAGGCTGCATAGGTTGGTAGGTTGCCGGGAATCCGTTGTAGTACGCCATTATTTCACCTTCTCCCAATAATATTGAGGGATCTCATTCGATGAGTCCCAGGAATCATAGAGTCTCCCGTCCTTCACGGTGGCCACATGGTTGCCGAATCCGAGAACATAAGTCCCGGAAGGATGATCCAGGGCGAAGTCCCTGGCCGTGTAGCAGTCAGGACAAGTAGGAGGTAAAGAGGACCGCATGAATCCGTTCTGCCGGAGCACAGCACCCCATACGGAATTGCTGGAAGGCATGTCACCCATCTCGAAGCCATTTTTCGCAATCAGCGCATAAGCCGTTTCCCAGTCCGTGTCCAAAGCCTTGGCAACAGCACGGACAGCACAGTCGCCCACGTTTCGACCGGTTGGAGAAGGGTTATACCAGACCCATGTATTCATCTCCTCACCTCCTGCTTTTATTGTCGCCATTTATGGCCGTTTGTTCGATGATCTTCCCGTGCGACCTTTGTGCGAGTTTCGTGCACTTTTCGGCATAAAAAAAGGACCGCCTCAGCGGTCCATGTGGATCTCGTTTACTTTTTCTTCCTGGCTCCTATGTAGTTCCCGTTTTTCACCCGCAGATCCGGATATTCAGCGTCCTTCGGCACAAACCAGTCCCGACCGATTTTCCGCGCTCCTGGCAAAGATCCTCTGCGGCACTTATCAGCCACGGAGATCGTCGCCTTGCCGATCTTCCGGGCATACTCCGCGATCGGGATCAGGTCCTCCAGGGCTGTCTTTTTCATCGTGCTGTTCCTCCTCGCTCTGCCTTAAAACTATTTTTTTGTACTCGCAATGTTCGCACCTGTCCCTTGCGATCTCCATCGCTTTCATGTATCCCGCTCTTTCCGCGTTGCTCAAATCACAGGACATCTGGACCGCGGTTTCCCATTTGTCAACAACGGAAACTCCGGAGGTGTGCAGGTTTCGCGCGTACATCATGGCGGTTGCCAGGATCATTGTTGGCTGCTGGCAAAGGTAGTTTATTAATTCTTGTCTTGTCGCTTTGTCGTCCATCCTGTTTTCCTCCTCATTCTCCGCACCATCCAATACACTGCGGATTGATATAGTATACTTCTTTTCCCATCCGCTTCACGCAAACATGCCGGACGTTTTTCCATCCGATCCGCTTATCATCACCGATTACCTGGCCGATCACAATATCGTCCAGCGAAAACGGATCAGGGATTATTTTTCGCCAATGCTCCAGGATGAATATTTTCATCGCGTCCAGGTTTTCAAACGTACGAGCCTCACTCATTGCCTCATCAATAAATTCGCGCTGCGGTCTGTATTTGATCATCCGCTTTTCCTCCTTTCATAAAACCTGCAGTACAGATGCGCTGTGTTATCGCGTACCGTCTGCTCGATGCCGTTCTTCTGTGTCATTCCGTAAAGGCATCGCGCCTCTCCGTGCCACCACTCCGGGTAATCCACCTTCAGACCGAACTTGGCGCACGTCTTCCGGCACTCCCAGAGCTCCGGTACCGGCTCCACATCCGGATCTATGTCATATATGGAGATCTGCTCGTACATAGCTTACCTCCACCGGCGGTACACGTCCGTGATCTTCTTCCACTCGTCTTCCGGAATGGCGCCGCAGTCATACTTCTCTTGGAGGTTGGCCAGGCACTGATTCAGGTACCGGCTATTATGCCAGGTAGGGAAGACTTCGTCCGGTGTATAAAATGACGAGGAGTCAAGGTGATCGAACTGATCCGTGAACCGTATGAGGTCACATTTGTATCCTCTATTCTGCATTTCAACGAAAACCATGAGAGAATACTTCCAGAAGTGCCAGATATCGAAGTCCATTACCCGGTTGACCAGAATGTGGTTCGGCGTACCATTTGCGGCGATCTGCTTGGCGATCAGGCAGCACTCGCGCCACTGGCCAAGCAGCTGCTGACGTGGGAGAAGAGGAATGAGGTCTTTATGCCATAATCTCATCACGCACGCCTCCTTCACATAAGCCAGGAATCCGGATCTAACTCATGTACTTCCAGGATCTCAAGGACATAATACTGAACGCCGGGATCTGCTCCCCATTCAGGGCGGCCGACTCTGATCCGCAGCGTGACCTTTGCCATGGCCGTCGGAGCGTTATGACCATATCCATTCCGAAGAATGATATCTTGTTTTTCTCCGGTCGGAACATTAAGCCAAGGAGACAGGAGCCCGAGGTTTACAAAGCGCTTTGTGTAGTACGGCTTCTGTTCCCGGTATTCCTCCTTCTTCTCTCCGGACAGGATCATGTCATACCATTTCTTCTTGATCGGCAACGTGAGCATCACTGATCACCGTCCTTTGTTTATTTCATGGTGTTCGCATCTATAACACTCTTCACAAAGTGCATTTATTGTTACATCAGTAAAACCAAGACAGTAATTTTTATATTCATCAGGTTTCTTGTCTATTTCTCTGATTTTCCCTTTTCTCACTAATTCACATTCTGATTCTTTGCTCACTTCTCCGTCACCGTCCTTTGCCTTCTGCTTCCATGCTTTAAATTCATTTATCCAATATTCAATGCCCTTACGTGATGCATCACCCATTCTATGACTTTCAATACACCATTGAAGAAATGCATCAACGCTTATTACCTGTTTCTCTTTCAGCAGTTTAACCATGTCAGCAATAGCAACACGATCAAAACTATCGTGAAAACAATCGGCATCATACGGACATTCAAAGCACCGTCTGTTTAACGGATTGCAACATTCCCACGCTTTGATAACCTTCTCTAAATCAGCCACCTTTTTGCCCTCCAATCTTAACATAACAATACAATTCTAACAACGGGAAAGTGCCGGGGAGTGATCCCCGGCGGTCGGTCACATATACTCCTCTCCGGTGTTGATCCGGTACAGCGTTCGCAGCTCCTGGCGCTTCTCCTTGAGCGGAGCCGTCGCGGTGTTGAACACGGTGGAATCTGCCATCCCGTGGCACTTTTTCTTCCAGTCCTCGATCTGGTGATCAAGCTGGCAGATGGCCAGGCAGATTATCTCGGTCTGTGTGATCATCCGGTAAACCTTTCTCCGGGAGATTAGCCGCTCCCGGTCGGCGGTCGGTCAGGCGGTTTTCTTCTGCTTCTCAATGTGCGTCCTGATCCGGGCGGCGTTGGCTTCTTCCATTTCCCGATGGATCTTCAGCCTCTCCTTCATGGTCATGTGTTTGCCCTCCTTTCCTTTGTATAATACAATTTTAGAATTGTAATGTCAATACGTGAGAAGAAAAATCTGGATATATAGGAAAAGCACACCCCGTCACTCAGGGATGTGCTTGAAGATCTGCACCTGGCAATTATACACAATCGTTTTTGTTCTCCGGACGGAAAGATCAAACTCCTCAGCCAGCTTCTCAAAGGTGATCCCGTCGATCAGCCGGCGCTCCATGATCTTTCTGTCTCTCTCGCTGTGTATGTACTCGCCGATGATCTCACGGATCTGACTGTTTGTATACTCCATTCGTCACCTCCGCGAGAGTCGAGGTCAGTTTTGTGATCGTATCGTTCCACATGGCCGTCCGGCTGGTGTAGTAGGAGACCAGGGTAACGACTACGATGATCAGGGTAACGCACAAGGCGATGTTGACCGTCATCATCCTCCGGTTGTCTGCGTCCTTGTGCATCATGGCGTTCTCATGGATAAAAAATGGGATGCAGGATGTCTTTTCCTCGCAGTTCTTACACTTACTCTCCATGTTTCCCTCCTGTGTGCCGGTCCCTATATTATTCCTGTTTCTTCTTTTCGTCGCTGTATCTGAATGTCAGTTCATAGGATCCATACGCGGCCAGGGCGACCAGGAAGGCGTTAAATACTGCGAGTATTGCGGAGCTGGCGTCCAGGCCGGTGGTGAAATATGTGGCCAATTCCAGGATAATCAAAGCTATAAAGTACACAACGATCCGGGTCGGGATCTTCCAGATCTTGTCCAAGGGGAGCTTGAACACCTGGACGATCACAACGGTGGCAGCAGTCGCTCCCAGGATGGTAACGAGGTACTGCCAGGTGAAGGGTTCGGTCGGCAGTTCTCCTTCAGCCAGGGCGGCTACGGGAAGCAGCAGAGCCAGCAGAAGCATCAGACAAAGAAACAGCTTTTTCATGGTTTGATCTCCTTTCCTTTTTTCGGTTTTGTACGGCAAAACAGCTTTCCGATAAAGCGCGGGATCTGGAACTTTACATTGTACCCTTTGCAGACAAAGTATTGATCCGCTTTCCCGTAGTTGTTATGCCATACGTTCCACTTTCTTTTCATCGGGTTCCTCTCTTTCAGTTACATTTTTTTGTTCCCGGATCAGCTGATGCGCGTAACTTTTTTACTCGATCAATCACGACCACTCCCTCCGCCTATGAAATTTTAATACTGATTTTGGTTCGGCGTGTGTTCGTACACAAATGTTTCTGATTCGTTGACCGCCGCAAAGTACTTTATTGCATTGATAATCATCGCATAGTTGCACGATTCAACCTGATAATCATGCAACCATTTTTTGTTTTTCAGCCACCAGCGAAGCTCATACAATCCGCCAAGTTTTCCAAGCGTTTCAACTATGTAATACGACAATGTCGTTTCAGCGTTGAACTGCCTTGTCTGCACATCAGTGTTATAATACGATTTGAACATAGATTGCACTTCAGATTTAAAAAGCGGATTATATGTTGATCCAAGTGCGAACTGGATCTCGATGTCTACATTGCTTATCGGCGTTGTCCCGTTGCAGTGAACATCAAGAATCATAAATGGATCAAAGTTTGTAATAAGTGGCTTTGCTGCAGCTACCTGGATTGTTGATCCGCTGACCCAGTCTCTGTTTGTATCAACATTGTTTGCATCCGTCCGTTTGCAGTTGTTGAATCCGTAAACGTTTAAAATGGGAATAAGCAGAATTGTGTATTCGTCATGTAAAGTTTTAAGAAAACTATTATCTGCAAAATTCCCATCAATCAGATCATGGGCCATTTTTGCTACTGTGATTACAGAGTCTCTTGGATCGCCATCTTCACCAGGCCCATGCTGGCCAGACACTATACATATCTTTTTTGCGCCAGATCCAAGAGTATAGTAATAAACAGGTAATCCGCTTGTTTCAGTACAAAGCAATGTTTTTGACGCATACAAACCGTGAGTGTTAACAACCTCATCAAGATATGCGTATACATCGCTGCTTATACTGTTTTCCGCGTCAAGCGTGAACGTTTTTTCTTTTGCATAACCAACTACGCTGATTCTGTTTTTCGGCATTTTAATCTTTGAAAAATTAACTGAATCAGGCGTAATATCAGAATTATCAGATGCAGTTATGCTTATACGTACATATCCAACGTTCGTATAATACTTTGTTTTGTTTGTAATGGTTGCTGATGAAACAAACACTCCGGAAGAGTTATACAGGTAAACAGTCAATGAATATTCAGACGGACATGACACTCCGAATCGTCCAAACGTCTGTATGAATCCGCTAAGGATTGTTTTTTCATCATCGACTACTTCACCGGACGCGTTTATTTTTTTGTTTTCAAACTTTACACCGTCAACCGCGTCAAGGATCATCGAAGGCCTAACTTCTCCGTCTACATTTACAGACAATACTTTGCCAGCGTTGATGCTTCCTTGCTTATTATGTACGTTTTTCGGCACGTTTGTATTGCTATGGCCCTCTGAAATATTGGCGTACCTGATGTTCATTCCTTCAAGACACTGTTCTTTTGTTAGCGTGTCCTGGGAAGAACTGTAGAAAGCGATATAAAGATAGTTGACGTCTTCCGGAATTATAAAATCTGCTCTGCTTGAGTTACCATCAACGCTTTCATAATTGTAATATGACACGCCAATAGCAGGAACAAGTTTTGTAAATGCAAATCTGAATCTATTTCCTTTATTCGTCCTTTTTATTGATATAATTTCATTTTGAGCATCTACGGGAATATAGAAACCATACAGCGACTCAGATTGTGCAAATGTTCCCATTGAAAATGACATCATCATTTCTTCCGAGGCGTCATCATATATATTCTCATCGCTTATATCCGCTTCTTTTATTTCCATACCTTCGAGACACTGTGCTTTTGTATATGTGTCATATTCTGAATTATAGAACATAATATACATATAATTCGCATTGTATGGAACATTAACAACAATGCACATATTGTCCCGTGATTGGAAACGATAATTTTCCGGGAATGTCCCTCCTGAAACCGGCTCGTTTACAGTAAATACGCCACGAAGTACATAACCTCTATTTGTTCTTTTTATTATCAGATTCTTTCCTTGACAATCTTCAACAGGAACATAAAATCCGTATGCGTTTTCATCTGTACCAAAACTTGTCGAACTAATAGAAAGCATCATTTCTTCCGATGCGTCGTCATACAGATTTTCTGCTTCTCCTCCGCCGGAAGAAATTACGTCATATACTTGAGCTGCGATTTCATTAATTGCACTGATTATCGTTTCCTTGTTGTCTGTTGTAAGATTAGTTTTGTCTCCGATGCCGTCCACAACGTCTGATTTGGCCTTTAATACCTGATTCAGCTTTTCATAGCTGATGGAGCCATCCTCCACCGTTGTTGTGGCTTCCGGATGATCATCCAGCCAGTCAGACACGGCCTGCTCAATAACTTCCGGGCTGACTTTCGGTGCCATGGCTTGGATCAGCGCGATAACGGTACCGAGCTTAGCCGCCATTGTTACCACCTCCAGGCACAGTCCATTCACCCGCATCTTCATCAAACTTATATGTTACCCCTGTATCGTTTTCCATGAAGATACTTCCCATAGCAATCAGATCATTCACAGGTTTCTCAGCAGTCGAGTTCCCGGCATAAACGAAGAACTTCTTGCCGCTTCCATCTTCCAGAAACTCGGAAGATATAACTCTTACTTTGGCCATGTTGTGCTCCTTTCTTACTCTTCGAGGGCTTCAATTCTTCTGGTGTTGCTGGCCGCCTTCTCCTCAACCCTGGCAAGGCGGACAGAGTGCTCGTTGACATTATCACGCATGGTCCGCAGATCCACGCGGATGTCATTGATCCCGCTGTTAACGGTGTTGAGACTCGTGTCGATCCTGGCAAGCGCCGCCGCGTCTGATCTGGTTTCTTTCCGGCTGTTCAGGATCAGAGATGCCAGCGCGATCAATGCCGCGATGATACTGATTACTGTTCCGGTTTCCATTTCTTCTTCACCTCATCCTCCGCGCTGGTGGCGGCAGCGCTTCTTCCAAGCATATTTTCATGCAAAAGTCAACTTTCAGAAAGGAAAAAAGTGTCAAAATTTTCTTATTCTGCAACGATTTTCCCGCCATACTTGCCGACAATCTCGTCCGCGACCGCCTTTGTGACGTGCGTGACCGTCACATCGTAGTAAACGACCGGAGGCGGCGCGGCCTGGGCGTCCACGGCCTTCTGCAGCGCGTCCCAGGTTTTCGGACCGACCACACCGTCCTGGCTGAGTTTGTGAGCCTTCTGGAAAGCCTTCACGGCTTTCTCCGTTGCCTGGCCGAAGTCACCATCCACGCCGTACTTTCCCAGGTCGTAGCCCAGCTTCTTCAGCATCGTCTGGCACTCTCTGACCAGGTCGCCCTTGTCTCCTCTGCGGATTGTTTTTTTGCTCACAGTCTGATCCCCCTTATCAGGCTCCTTGACCGGCTCTTTTTCCGGCTCCTTGTCCGGTTCTGTCGGCAGCTGGTACCCGTTTGCGAAGCACGCGGCGATCGCCCAATGCGTCCAGCGGTTTTTGACCATTGTTTCATGATATTGAACACCGACCGAACATTCGCACGTGCTGCCATTGTAATAAAATCCCGTATGTGTCCATTTGCCGTCCTTTTTGATGAATATATTCACCAAGACGTTTTGCGGAATCGGATCAACGCCGAACTGTCCTTTTACGCACCAGTTATCAGCATGATTCCACTGTGCTTTCACAGTGTCGCCGTAAAGCACAAAACCCAACAGGATTTTCAAAATCCAATTTGTGAAACCTCTACAATCGAAGCAACGTGTTCGCTCACCTTCTGGGAACCACTGACAACCGTTGCAATTCGGTTTCGGATTGTTGTCACGCAACACTTGGCACTTCGACTTGATCGTTGTTTTCGTCGGGCACAGATTAAATCTGTACTTTCTTTGTGACGGTGTGCATTCTGCGCCCCATGCGCTGTACACATACGACCAACCGATACAGGCAAGGCATAATTCCCAACAGGCGGCAGAAGCGGATACCAGCAAAGCGATTATTTTGTTTTTCAGATCGGTTATCAAATTATCGACCTGTTTAACATTATTCATCTGCTCACCCTTTCTATGCCGTTTTTATCACGTACACCATAAACGCAACGAAAAGCAATAACCACACCCACCAAGGCATTTAATCACCCCTTTATGTGCGTAGGCCGACTTCCGTACCGGTCAATTTATACCACTTTGCTGGCGCTGCGTTTGTGTTCTCTGCGTAATAGAAATCACGGTTTGCGTCAACATAGAAGTAAAGCAGATAGCCGCCGCCATCAAACACAAGCAATGTGCCGTATCCGTTCGCACCGGCAGGAAGTCCAGCAATCGCATTTGTCACACGATAGACACCCGGCGTTGTCGGTATTGAGGAAATACCGGAAGTTGATGTAGAGCCGGAACCGCTTGTATTTAACTGCGCCATAACCTTCTGCTGTATTTCAAGATAGTTATTGACCGGCTTTTTCATGGTTGTAGTAGCCATTATGTATTAACCTCCTGCATCCAGATTTCAATGTCTGTGCTGCCGTTAATCGTTCCGCTCACCGTGATCGCACCATCAGCAGAAGTGATTGTCCAATCACTGCCCTGTACATAGGGGGCGCTCAAAGACATTTTTACGGCTTGCATGGTGGATGTAATGCCGCTTTTGGAGATCGTTGTCGGCAGGGAAGAAACGCTCGACTTGGTACATTTGATCGGCTTATTACCCCAAAGGGCATCGTCAATCTTCTGCATATTGGTGTTCCAAGTATCAACGGCGTAACTCTCCGTTCCAGCCGGTTTTGTCAGGCCGTAATGGGAAGTAGTTGTAGCCATTATCCTTCACCTGCCCTTTCAACAATCTCCTGCATTTCGATAATCGGGGGATTCTTGCCGTACATATGAATCAGTATTGCCCCGTCATACTGATGATTCAGCGAATAAACAGAGTTCATAATGCTGTGGTAGTTCGCTTTTGCTGCCTGTTCGGCAAGCTCCGGGGTAGCGTATTCACCCTCTCCTGTTCCGACACGGAAAACATACGGGATAACGCTCTTGTTTTGGACTTCTTCAACTATGTACTGTTCGATCATTCCTCATTCACCCCTCATAGTTAAATTCAATAAACCCGTCAAGCTGATCAATCACTTCACCAGTGATCCCCAGCTTTGCAGCGAGCTCATCGTTTAAGCTGATTTCAACAGGCTTTGCGTCATAGTCAACCTCTGCGTCAAGGATCTGTGCGAACTCTGCCCGGATTTTGTCGGTCATGTTGATCCGTCCTTCAGCGTCCACGGCATTTTCACGTTTAAGGATCGCATCCTCTCTCTCGGCTTCCAGATCAAGGAACGGCTGAAGCTGCTTTTTCATAAGAAACAGCTTACAGGATACAGGGAACGGGATTCCTTCGATTTTGTACAATCGAAGCAGTGCTTTGTACGCTACGGTAATTCTCCTTTGTTTCATGGTTCTTTCCTCCTTCAATTACGGGTAGTAATATGTTGTACACGGAACACGATTGGTTGTCGCATCGCAATAGCATTCCAGCGTAATGTTGTCAATGCCGCCAACGTTCTTACCATCGCATTCCAGCTTGAACCATATTGCGCTGTTTTCAGTACAGAAGTTAATTGCAGAAGTGATTGTAAACTCAATATTTGTCGGTTCTGTTGTGCTAACTGTCGCTGTCTGCGTGGATGTGACAACGTTCCCGGCAAGATTCGGATTGTCGGACAGCGTAAGTGTAATACCAAGGCTGATAAAGGTCTGAAGCGGAATGGTGCATTTGAAAATGTATCTGTATGTTGTGGATGATCCAAAGCTGCCGCCGATACTGCTTTCTTTAATAAGCTGCTTTGCGGTGCTGCCGACAGATGACGCTTGCGCCGTGTAGGTTTCCGGCAGATTATAAATCAGCTTTGCGTCATAATACGGGCGAATCAACACCCAATCGTGCTTGCCACTCATCTGCGATTCAATACCGGCTACCGTTCTTCTCCACGTTTCCGTTGCATTCGGATTCATCACAATAATATCGTCACGTGCGAAAACTTCCTTGCCGTTTACCTTGATACGGTTTCCCTTAACATCAATACCGTTTCCGTCAATATGTACATAATTGGTTTGATCGACAACATCCAGATAGATGTATTTGTTGCCGGAAACAGCAACACCGGCCTGTTCTATCGTTATGCCTGATACCTTGCCGTACTTGTTTCCAACTGCAAGCTCAAGGGTGTCAATATCGCCGGTAATCTGTGCTATATCGCCCTGCGCATTGGAAAGGCCAAGACTGAACTGATTTGCCTGTAAGACAAGCGCCGCAATATCGCCGGTATTGTTTTTTACAGAAAGGTCAATGCTATCAACCCTCACACGGATCTGCGCAAGGCCGACCTGCGTATTCTCTGCCATGATCGCCACATTATCCACATCCAGCGCAATCATGGTCAACTGATGTTCCAGATTAACCGGATCATCGACCTTAACCCATGCGCCATTTTTTCGGATGTACACAACGTACCCGTGCAGCCCGTCATGCGTGTAGCTTGCGAGCTGGTTATATGTGTAGCTCGCCATCTGTGAATACTTCAGAGGATTACCTTTGCACCATGTATCACCGTCCCTGACCGTGTTCCCGGTCACGGATGCCGGATCTGTCCACTGTGTATAGGTTGTGCCGAAGGTCGATACCATGAGCTGTAAATACTGATTGCCCCTGATGTCAACCGTATTCAGTTGTGAAATTGTTGCCTGTCTTGCGAACAGTTCTGCGACATCAATCCGACTTGCCGTGATCTTGTCAATCAGGGCGTTAATTGCTTTCATGTTGCTTGCGGACAGGTCAGCAACGGTCAGATCCGTTTCGATAATCGCAGAGTGACCGTCAGAGGTCATGCCAGCGGCCTTTTCTGCGCTGGTAAGGGTGGATGTGACATTTGTTGTTGTCAGCTCACCGTCTGCGTTTACATTCAGCCGGTAATATTTGTTGTCCGCTGCTTTTATAATCAGTTCTCCGATTGTGGCATAAACCATTTGAGCAGACCTGACAGCCAGCTTATCAATGAAATACCGGTCAGTAACAGCGTCACGGGCAATCAGGTTTTCAATGCTTGCGTCTACAATCTGCGCATATCCGATGCTCGCCGTTCCTATTTCCGCATCAGCGATATTTGCAATCGCCGCATTCAGCACGTTAATGCTCGCAAAGGCCGCAGCGAGATCTTCAACATCAATCTTGTCTGCCGTAATGGTAGCCGCAGCAATCTCTGTTGCGGTGATCGTCCCGGCTGCTATCTCTGCCGCCGTGATTGTGTGCGCCGCAATTTTATCTGCGGTGATCGTGTGCGCCGCAAGGTGATCAACCGTAACCTGTCCGTTGGCAATGT